AATGCGATGCAGTTGACGGGACCCGAAATTGAAGCTATAAACTCTGGTAAAGAAATTGAATCTCCAGGTGAAAAGAGAGAGTTTCTAGAAAAATTAAAACGGTTAAAAATTAAATGTCCTTAAAATACAACAAACACTATGTTCGCTATTACTGCATCCCCCACATGGTTCGCCAAATCCGACGACTTCAAAAAGATAGGCAAGAAAATCCAAAAACAACGAAAGACTGAGGTAGACAAAATTAAGGACAAGATTGGTGACATCGCACGTGACGAGCGCAAGCGTGTTCAAGAAATGTTCAAGGAACATCAAGATGTTATCAAGAAGGATGAGAAGAAGACTAAGAAGAAGAAGAGCAACGCTAAAGAGATCGATCTTTACGAAAAGTAATCCAAATAGCAATTCCAACAAGTATAGCAGCAATTGGTGTCCCGTTAAACCTCTCAGCTAATAAAGCACATATCACACTGTATTGAACTATCCGTATCTCCTGTCGTGTTTTAATCATTGATCTTTTCATCGCTGCTCTCGACCTCTCAAGGCCGAGAACAGTCGAATTTATTTTTCCAATTTTAGATGGAATTTCTGTGGTGTTCATGATGATTTCACTTATATCAAGAGACTCTAAAAACTGCTCTTGAATCATTGGTTCTAGGTATGTGAAATAATCAAAATCTGGGTCGAGTTGGAGACATATCCCTTCAATTAGGGAAAATGATTTTGCTAAATATACAAAACTTGTTGGTACAACAAATGGTTTTTCCATTGCAAGTTCGGCCGCCAGCTCATCGTTCATGATAGCACCACCGTCAAGGGTTTCTAAATATCCCAGGATAGTTTCAAAAAATACTTCAATATCACTGACGTCTGAAGATGTTGGTACAATGACACCCAGTTTAATTAATATTTGAACAACTCCTTTTGTATCTCGTTTTATAATACACCCAAATAAGTCTGCGAAACCCTGCTTCAACTCATCATCTAACTCAATTAATAGACCAAAATCGTAAAACACCAATTTACCATCTTTTGAAATAGCTAGATTACCTGGATGTGGATCACCATGAAATAATCCACCATCCATCGTTTGAATCACATATGAATTAACAAGTGCCTCACACACCTTCTTCCTATTGATTCTCTTATTTTTGATCTCTGTAATCTTATCAGCCTCTACATACTCCATTACAATCATATCATCGGTACAATACTTTTTATACATATAAGGAACTTTTATCCAATCAATCCCTTTCAAACTCCTTCTAAACTTAATCGCATTTTCAACTTCTTGTCTGTAATCGGCCTCTCCAAGAAGATACTCGATAGAATCATTGAGAACAAATTCAGAACTAGAACCAGTGTCAACACCTATTGACTGAACAAAGTCCAATATCTTTTTAACATTGTTTGTATCTGATTTCATGATGTCTAGGATTCCTGGTCTTTTCAATTTTACAACAACTTTTTTACCATTTTGAAGAGTAGCTTTATGCACCTGTCCAATACTAGCTGATTTAAATGGAATCTCATCAAAATCTTTGAATATATCTCTATTTACAACATCTTTTACAAGATTAAAATCAAATGGTGGTACATTATCTTGTAGAGATTCGAGTTCTTTGGTAAATTCTGGTGGATAGAGGTCTCCTCTTGTGGACGCTATCTGTCCTAATTTTACAAATGTAGGTCCAAGGTCTAAGAGTTCATCTCTAGTCCATCGACCAAGCTCAGCTTTATCCTCAGTAAAACGCTCCTTCCATAAATATTTAGCTGCGAATTTCCATGTTTTTACCTTTTGATTTGGCGCCAACTTGACAGGTGGCACCTTCATATTGGCTATACTCAACATATCCTACAATACCCTTAGGATTTTTTCTATAAGCTAAAGATAGAATGAAGATTCATATAATCGGAGCAGGTCCAACAGGAATGTCTCTCGCATGGGAAATACTTAGATCAGGAGACCATGATGTCACTATATATGATAGGAAGGTTTCAGCTGGTGGTTCTTGGTGGGAACCCGATGTGGAAACACGGGATCTTCACGCACATAGAATTGTGTTTGATAAAGCATTTGTTAATACACAGTCGCTATTTTCTGAAATGAACATCGATTGGAATGAAATATTCCAAATAGTAGAAAAGAAGAGTATTTTTGAATTTGCTTTTAAATCCCTAGGTGTAAAAGATTACGGACCTCTCATTTCTCTTTTCTCTCGAGTACTTACACAACCTCAAAAGTTTAAGGGTATATCTCTAAAAGACGCAGTAGGACCTTTAAGTGAGAAAGGTCGGGCATACATTGAACATTTACCACTTATCATGGATGGGGTTACATGGGATGTCATGACAGCGTACGAGTTTGTAAAAAATTTAGATCATACGATACTTTCACAAATGTGCACACAGAAGGTGTCAGGTAAAGTAATGTGTGATGCGATGGAAGAAGCACTCATCAACGCTGGTGCCGATTTTATTTTTGGTACAGAATTGATGAATGTTGAATATGGGGAGGATGACTTTGTGGCTACATTTTCAGATGAAAGAACTATTGATGATGGGATGCTCTTTTTGTGTCTCGATAACAGTCCAGCTATGAAGTTTTTAGGTGATAATTGGGGTCCTGACGCTACCAAACAATTACAAGGAAGTACATATGGTGCTATAAATGTTCTTATCGACTATGACGAAACACCAGTCATGAAAACGGATCTTGAAATAGCAACTCAAACTAAATGGAACTTACAACCTAAAGTTCTATTCGGTACCAATACCATATCATGTGTCATATGTGACCTCAGTGAAGAAATATTAACTTCCAATCCCGAAACTATAAAAGAAGAAGTTGTAAAACAACTTGGTTTACCTGAACCTGTTGATATGCGAATTGGTTGGGGTGCAGAGTGGGAGGTAGAAAAGGAGAGGTGGTCCTTTTCTCAATCTTCTGGGGTTCTCAGCCTTCATGGTCAACTCCCATTCTTTGGTAAATGCCCTAAAGTTGCGATGTGTGGTATGATGTCCCCTCGTGAAACTCCATACTCGAGTATTGAAGCCGGTACTGAGGTATCTAGAGCCCTAAGTCATGAATGTTTTGGTACGAGAAAACCACTCAAACCTCTACTTCTCACACAAGTCCTACTTTTCATACTTGTGTTGCTTATAGTTTTAATTTTAGTATATCGTAATAGAGATCAATGAAGTTCGCGGCACATGTTCACGAACCCATGTACGATTTCAATTCTAAAAAGTATATCCGTTATATAATTCCTGCTAAAGTCTCGGAAATTATAGAACGAATGCATACAAATAAATGGCACTTACTTGCAAATACAAATATTGATAATCCTCTCGATGGGAATATTCTTACTGTGAAGGTACCATTTCGTTATAGGAGAGTGATGTGCAACGTCAAAGGACGTCCCATTCAGTCTCTAATAAAGGGTGATGATGTTGAAGTCGAAATAGACTTCAAGGGTGTTTGGAATGTTGGTAATTACTCGGGCTTCTCTTGGGTACTCTCTAGTTCCTTGGCAGGTCCCTGACTGGAGTCAATGGGGTCATTGGGAAGCTCAATTGTCTCGAGACCACCCAACTTGAACCCCTCAAAGGTTTGGAGCATCCCTTGCATACGGAACATTTCCTGTGTCATTCTATCGATACTTTCACGAATCTGTTTAATATTAGCTTCAACGTTTACGGTAGGCATTATATATATATATAAAGTTTATAATCTTTAAATATCTAAATGACCACTCTCACTAGAACTGGATATCTAGTAGACGTGGGTCCAATTCAAGAAATTAAAAAAGAATTAACGGTAAGACCCATCGTAAATGGAGACTTTGGATTTCCTCCACCGCCTTTCAAAGTTTTCAAACCAGCTAAGAATGGAGTCTGCGTTCCCAGATTCTATGGAACTTCTAAACTTGGAGAACCTAAACATGACAAGCGACCAGAACCAACTAAAATTAACACACGATTTGCAGGACAACTCCGGGATGCTACACACCAAAATGAAGCATTCGGGGCAGCTATTAAAGCAGGGCATGGCGTCCTTTCTTTACCATGCGGCTATGGCAAAACGACGGTATCCCTGGCCATAGCTTCTAAACTTGGGTATCGCACAATGATTATCGTACATAAACAGTTTCTCGCTGATCAATGGAGAGAACGCATTCAACAGTTTTGTCCGGGAGCCACTATAGGGGTTGTTCAACAAAACAAAAAGGAGGTTAATTGTGATTTTGTCATCGCTATGCTTCAATCTCTTTCCCTAAAAGAATACAGTTTCTCAGATTTTGAAAGTATAGGTACAGTGATTGTTGATGAAGCACATCACATTTGTGCTAAAGTATTTAGTCAGAGTCTGTTTAAACTTTGTCCACGTCACATCTTTGGACTCTCCGCAACCCCAGAACGGAAAGATGGTCTCACCAAAGTTCTTCATTGGTTTATGGGACCCACTTTTTTTGCAGTTGAACGAAAAAATCAGGGGCAGGTTGAGGTATTTCCCGTCGTATTTGATTCCCCAAACTATAAGAATCCACCTCCATCTATGAGAAATGGTAAAATTTCAATGCCAAATATGATTACAGAACTCGTTGAAGATAGGGCTAGAAACAAAATGTTAGTAGAATTAGTAAAAAAAGCATCCGCAGGTACCCGTCAACTTCTAGTACTCAGTGATCGTCGTTTTCATTGTGAATTTCTTCACCAATGTTTTCCTAAAACGTCTGGTCTATACATGGGTGGTATGAAAGAAGCTCAACTCCAAGAGTCGTCCAAGAAAAAGATTATTTTTGCTACGTTTAGTCAAGCACATGAAGGTTTAGATATTCCAACATTAGATACAGTTATTTTAGCTTCTCCTAAATCTGATATTACACAAAGTATTGGTAGAATTATGAGAGAAACAAAAGGAAAGAAGAATGAACCCCACATCTATGATGTTCACGATCCATGGTCTGTCTTTACAGCGATGTATTATAAACGAATGAAGATATACCGTCAAGGTGGTTTTAACATACACGGTAAAAATGTAGAAGAACCTAAGAGTGCCTTCCCTCAGGGAAAGTGTCTGTTTTTATAATCTAAACATCTATTAAATGTCGGGTGCATTAATACAATTGGTCTCTAAAGGAGTTCAAGATGTGTATCTTACCAGTGAAGAAGGTCATTCTTTTTTTCGTATGAAGTTTACGAGACATACAAACTTTTCTCAGGCTCCAAAATTGATTAAATCAGTCACCCAAACTGACAACTCAATTACTATACCAGTTTTAGGTGATATCATTAATGGTATTTGGTTTGAGAAAGTCGGTGTAGATGCTGTAAACATGTCTTCTAATCTTTTTTACAATTCCACTATCGAGCTTTATATAGGGGGTCAAAAAATAGATTCTCAACATTTTGATTATTATTCGGATATATGGCACAATTATATGTCTGACACATGGACTAAGACACAAGAATTGAATAACAAAGTTTCTAAATCCAATCCAGCATTTCTCCCACTTCACTTCTTCTTTTGTGATCATAAGGCATTCTTACCCCTTGTAGCCTTACAACATCATCAAGTCGAAATAAAAATCAATTTCGATGACACGTATTATAATGATTCAGTTCTAAATCTTACAGCTGCACAAAAACGAATTAATGTATACGGCAACTATATTTACCTAGATAAAGAAGAACGAGAATCTCTCGTGGGTCGAAGTCTCGACTTTGTCATCACACAAACACAACAAATAAATCTTCCATTGGAGACTGTGGCTGATAACGCTTTAGGTGGTGGTGATAATACATTTGATATTTCATCGTTTAATCATCCAGTCAAATCCATCTTTTTTGGTTTTGGTGCATTAAGTGATGATTTTGCGAACGATCGTTTCACATTTTTAAGTGGTGATATTCAAATCAATGGGACCCCAATCCTTGAACACATGTCTCCAAATTATTTTCACACAGTACAAAATTATTACAAATCATCGTACGGTGCAACTGATTTTGTCCACGAAACCAACGTACTTTTCAACACAAGGTACTTCGCGTATCACTTCTGTCTAAATGCATCAGACTATAATCCATCGGGTACATGTAATTTCAGCCGTATAGATCATGCCAAACTTGTATTACGGGGTGTGGAGAAGGGTAATCTTAGACCAAGTAATCAGGAGTTAAGTATATTCGCAGTAAACTATAATGTTCTAAGAATCAAGGATGGTTTAGCTGGAATTTTATTCGGTAATTAAGGTATAGATGGGTAGGACAGCTCGTTTCGATCAGGTTTTCGTAACCAGTCTAGACGCAGACCCAGTCGAGCAAGATGTACTTACTGACGTAAAAAGTATTATTACAAAAGAGATCGACGTTGAAGTTATTACAGCAGAAAAATTTGCTATTTCTAATACAAATCCTACAAAGAATATTTCTATAGGTTCAAATATTTTTGTAGAGGATACAGGAACGAATATTGTTCTTGACGTGACCAAGGGTATTCGTGCCGAGCGTTTGTATGTGAATGATAAGCTTGGTATTGCGGCACCGGGTGCTACAAACGAGTTTCAGATTGGACCAAATGCTGAATTTGTTATTAATAGAGCTAGTGAACATTTAGTTACCGCAAAAGGTAACGTTTCAGCTACAAACGTTCTAGTTTCAAACATTATTAATGTGGATGATACACTCATCATTGATAGAATGGGATCAAATGTATTGAAGGTTGTGGGAAATACACATACTACAAATATATCGGTTGAAAATTATTTAAGTGTTGGTACAACTAAAAATTTTAATCCGGGTTCAAATGTAGCTGTTTTCAATGGTGCAAACGTTGTGATTGATAATGGTATTCTAAGAGTTAACGGTAATCTCCATGTGAATGGTAACGCATTCATAACTGAAAGTGCACAATACCAAACGATTATAAACTTGGTGGTATCAAATAATGCGATTCAACAAGCGAGTACGAATAACAAAAACAATCCATTTGATAATGCTTTAATCATGACTGAAGGTGCTGATGGAAGTGTGTCAAATCTTGTTATTGGATATCAATTTTCTAATAATGAGTTTGTAGTTGGTCGAACTCAAATGGCTCCAATCGGTACCAAAATTCATATGGATCAATCTAACACTGTCAATCTTCATGTGTATGGACAGTTATTCACGGATGGTAATGTAGCTGTAGCAAACACTAATAGATTCCACACATTATCTGTAGGCTCAAATGTATATTTTGATGATGTGGGTTCGAATCTATTCGTATCTACCGGAAATGTGTCCGTAGAAGGTAACGTAGTAGCGGGTGGTGTAAGGATTGGAAATCTTTTAGATCTAAATCCAGAGGCTACTATACCAGTTCTCATTAATCAAAATATTAAATCAAATGCGATTACAACCACTGGTTACACACATTCAGGTATTGCCAATACTGCACCAACAAATACCTTGTCTGTAGGTGCAAAAATATTTGGAAATCTGACAAGTGCAAATACATTAACTGTTATAGGTAATACAACAACAACAAATCTTTTTACAGAATCAATTTATTCACATGCAAATGTATCTATACATGCAGATAGATTCGGTGGTGACAGTGTGACAGATGCACTTGTTCTTAAATCCGGTCCCACTGCTTCAAATGTGAGTTCAATCGAAATATCTGGTGCGAGTACATCAAATACGAATCAAATAATCAAAATGAGTACAAAAAATACAGAAAGAGTGAGGATTACCCCTGAAGGTAGAATAGGTATATCGAATACCCACCCCACTGAAAAACTAACTGTCGCGGGAAATGTGCACACGACTGGAGGTGATGGTTTTATTTATGGTAATACATGGGGAACAACGGGGAAAACGAGTTCTCGTATGTATTCAACTGGACTTGAAAACAAGATTGAGAATATTGTAGCTGCAGGTAAGGGTCTCAACATTTATGCGAGTAAAACGGCTACAATGGGTACACCAAAGTTGACCATCCTTGAGACAAGTAATATTGGTATCGGTACGGCTACACCAAAGGGGCGGTTGCATACGTCTGGTGGTACAGTATTTATCAATAACGAAATCACTAACAATGGAACATACAAACATCTTGGAACTCCACTCATCGTTTCTAATGCAACTGCGGTTTCATCAGATTTGACAGATTTTGCGAGGGTTTTGGAACTTTGTAGAGAGGGTGGAACCTCGAGTAGTGATGGTGTGAGAGCAACATTCAAAATGGGTAAACACACGGCGGTTTCAAGTGGTACAGCCAACTCTCAACTTGATATATATTTAGCAAGTACAAATTACGAGACGGAGGTTGATGTGCTTTCACTTAGAAGTGATGGTCGCGTTGGTATAGGCACAACATCACCTACCGCTCATTTAGAAGTACATGCTACGGGTGCAGCCAACCCCTTAACAAATGGTTTGTTAGTGCATA